TGCGGTTCGTGAGGCACCCAGCACCCGATTCAATCGTTGTAATGGTGAATTGGAGGGACAATCCATATTTCAACGAGGTGCTGGAGAAAGAGCGCCAGGACTGCCTGCAGAGATTTCCACGTGATTATCAAAATGTTTGGGAAGGCCAGTGCCGGCCAGCCGTTGAGGGCGCGATCTACTTCGATGAAGTGGCCTTGATGGAGCGCGACGGCAGAATCTGCAATGTACCCTACGATCCGATGTTGAAGGCGCATGTCGTTTTTGACCTGGGCTTCAACGATGAGATGGCGGTCTCAATCGTTCAGCGGCATGTCTCTGAGGTCCGGATTATCCGGTACATCGAGGATACCCAGAAGACCCTGGCCTACTACAGCGCTGAGCTGAAAGAGCTGCGGTACAACTGGGGCAAGGTCTGGCTACCCTTCTCCGACGGATTCTCGAAGGACTTCAAGACTGGGAAGGGCTCGGATCAGATACTGACGGCTCTCGGCTGGAATGTGGCGAAGAAGGAAGAAGTCGCAAACGTCGATGTCGAGGATGGAATTAGACAGACACGGCTCATCTTCCCACGAATCTATGTGGATAAGACAAATTGCACACAGCTCGTTGAGGCTTGGAAGCGATACCGGAGGCACGTCAACAAGCAGACGCTGACGGCTGGCGCTCCAGTGCATGATCAGCACAGCCATGGTGCCGACAACACCAGATACATCGCAATCAACATCGATAGGATGACGAACGACACAGACCGGAAGCCGATGCCTTACGCAGAGTCTTACCAGGCTCTTGACGCAGCGGTTGGATATTAAGGGTTCATTATGGCTATGCCCGCAGAAATGAATCGTCGCTACAGGGAGAAGCTCTACAAGGACGAAGAGGTCCCGGCAACGGATGAAGTGTTTGCCTCTGAGGAGGAAACGGCTTCCGAGAAAGCGAGAGAATTGAAGATCATCCAGGATCTTGCGGCATCACTGGTGGTAAAGCGTAACACGGCCGTTACGGCACGCGCTTCGTGTGGAATTGAGCAGATCTGGCGTGAGGACGAGCTGGCCTTCGAGGGGATGGACGAATCCTACCTCCGGACAAGGATGATTGATTACGCCACGCAGACGGCGCCGGCACGTCAGTCAAACAAAGGGCCAAAGCGCTCCCAGGTGATCATCAACATAGTGAGGCCGAAGTGCGAAACCGCGGAGGGGCGGTTCTCTGATATCCAGTTGCCAACCGATGGCAAGAACTGGGGGCTGCTCGTGACCCCGAAGCCTGAGATTGCAGACGGGATGAAGGATGAGCGACCCGCTGTAATGAAGCAGACCAAGGAACCCGTGCTTGGACCAGACGGACAGCCAGTAGCTATCAAGCAGATCGCGAAATCCGAGAAGGAAGTCGCTGAAGACAAGATGTCGAAGATGGAGACGGTGATTGAAGATCAACTGACTGAGTGCTCCTATAACGGCGAGAGCCGAAAAGCGATCCAGAACGCAGTGCGACTCGGTACGGGTATTATAAAGGGTCCGATGGTTGTCAAGGACGTCAAGAAGAGTTGGATGAAACAGTCCGACAATCAGACGAGTATCCGGGTGCTTAAGGTGACTGAGGATGAGAGACCGGCATCCAGATCCGTAGACCCGTGGGACGTATTCCCGGACCCCGAATGCAGAGATGAGATCAAGCGAGCCGCCTATATCTGGGAGCGCAGGACCATTACCCCTCGGGAGCTGAGGGATCTGGCAGGCATTGAAACATATCTTTCGGATCAGATCGAAGAGGTACTCCGTGAGGAGCCAACGAGGATCATTGTAGCAACCCCGAAGGAGAACGAGTATCTTGTGAGGTACAGTCTGGGTATCAAAGGCTCCAGTTATGAACTTTGGGAGTACAACGGGGATGTCAACAAGACCGACCTGGAAGCAATGGGGTGTGATTGCTCACAGGGCCTGTTCCCGTCGATAAGCGCATGTGTGGTGATGGTGAACGATAGGCCCATCAAAGCTACGTTAAACCCACTCGACACCGGAGATCTGCCCTACGACTTCTTCTGCTGGACGAAGCGTGCCGGCGTACCCTGGGGTATTGGGGTAGCCCGAGAGCTGATGTGGACTCAGCGTGTACTCATCGCGGCGTGGCGGGCCATGATGGACAACGCCGGCGACAGTGCCGGGGCGAACGTCGTGGTCGGCGCCAGTATCGAACCCATGGACCAGAAGTGGGAGATCACCGGTAAGAAGCTCTGGAAATCGACCGACGAGAACCTTCGTATAGACAGACAGTTCGGCCTGTTCCAGATCACGAACAACCAGGTGGAACTACAGAACGTCATCGAGCTTGCCCTCCGTTTTGCCGACATGGAATCCCAGTTGCCGATGTTGTTCAACGGCGAGAAAGGAGAGCTCCCAGAGACATTGGGCGCGACGAACATCATGGTCGACAGTTCAAACGTCGCACTTCGGACCCGAGTGAAACTCTGGGATGACGCCATCACCAGGCCACACATCACCCGGTATTACGATTGGAACATGCAGTACAACGAAGACGACTCAATCAAGGGCGATTATAAGGTTGATCCGAGAGGCACCTCGTTCCTGCTTGAGCGAGATCAGCAAGCCGAGGAAATCAAGAATGTCATAGCGATCCGGGCAGACCCGGAACTGAGCGATATGATCGACTGGGAAAAGACGATGCGGAAACTGGGGCAGGCGAAGAAGATCGACCTGCTCACGGAAGACCAGATCGCCGAGAAGATAGAGGAGCGGAAGAAGCAGCCGCCGCCGATGGACCCGCAGATGGAAGCGGCCAAGGTCAGGGTGGAAGGCGAACTACAGAAAGCACAGATGGTTCAGGACGCCAACATGGCTGAACTTGAATTTAAAGCTCAGCAGACCGAACTCGATCATGCGCACGAGATCCAAATCAAGTTGATGGATCGCGACATCAAGGCGATGGAACTGTCTCAGACCTCAGGCATCGCGCTCGACAAAATTAAGGCGGAGCTGACGATCGTCGCGCAGAAGCTGAAGACCCAGATAGAGATGTCAAGGGACAAGAACCTGAAGCCATCTCCGCAGCTAACCGAACCGATCTTGGAGCCCCCCCCGAAGGCAGACGTGGGATACGCTTACACGCAGTAGGAGGACAGATGGACACGGCAAGACTCGACAGGATCATCGCAGCGGTACGAGAGTTTAATTCCCCTTCATATTGGTGCAGGTGGTGCAATCGGAGTTTGCAGCCAGAAATGTATGAAAACGGACTGCTCTATATTCATGATGACGTCGCCCATCCGGAGAGTTACACGCCCGAATGCGGCGGGGGTCATAGGCTTCATTGAGGAGGACAGAGTGGAAGCATACCAGGAGAGGGTTATCAAAGAGAAGGCTGCTCTGGACGAGAAGATCAAGAAACTCGGGTCCTTCATCGACAAGAGTCCTATAACGGGGACACTTCCGAAGCTGGAACAATCGAGACTTTGCGCTCAGTTCTTCGTGATGACGGGGTACTCAGCGATCCTCGCAGACCGGATCGCAGCATTCAAGGAGGCTTAGAATGGCAACCCAGAACTACGGAACGGTACCATCCAGGAACACCTCGGTAGCCTCACCAGCGCCGAGACCAAGGCGAAAGGGCCTTATTGAAGAAGGCATGGAGCGTACAATGACACCGGCGCCTGTTCAACCAAGACCAATGCCGCCAGCACTCCCGGTGAAACCGATAAGGAGAAGGGTGAAACCATGATCTTTGAAGTAGGTCGCTATTATGCTCATGAGGCCGGACGTCAGATTGCGGTGCTCGCTGAGGTCGAGACTTACAAGTGGGGCAAGATGTTGGTCATCGAGGAAGCCGACAAGACGGGTCACTCGATCAGTTGCGCCGAGATCGCGGAGGCGAACGATAATAACTGGATCGAAATCGGCGAGACTGAATGGCTACAGAATTTCACAAACGAGTCTTGGTATAAGGCAAGAACGGAGAAGCGCAATGCGATGGTTCAGTAGAAAACCTAAAAAAGAAGTGCCCCAGCCCATCCCAGTTGGCAGGGACATTCCTGAGGAATCATCGTTTTACGGGGGGATAGGCATCCTCGATCCCCGATCCTCGACCTGGCGCTTCATTCATTCGTGGGCACAAGAGAGACTTGATAAGGCAAGGTTGCGTAACGACAGTGCAAATGCAGATATAATCCAGACATCGGTAATGCGGGGCGAGATCAAGGTCTTGAAGGAATTGATCAGCCTCCCGGTGCCGAAGCATGGGAGAGGATTGTTGGAAGACGAAGATTAACCCGATCCACCTTTCGGGGTGCATCATAACAAACTGCCGGATTTATCCGCCAGGAAAGGAGCAGTGAGATGGACGCGAAGATCGAGACACCAGAAGAGGAAGCCGCGAGAATCAGAGATGAGGTCGCGCAGGAGATAAAGGCCGAGGAAGAGGGGATCGCCCCTCTTGTCGATGCCCATAAGACTGAGCCGATCAAGGAGGCAGTTATCGATCCCTGGGAAGGCGTGAATCCTGCGCTGAAAGGGATGTTCGACACCATGTCTCAAACAGTTCAAACCCTCCAAAGTGCTGACTTGCGACTGAAACAAGCGGAATCAAGGATCGGAGCGATCACCAACGAACTGCACGCCGCTAAGAAGGCGGCGGAACAGGTAAAGGATGCCCCTACTGCGGAACAGATGGCGGCAGCTACGAAATCTGACGAGAACTGGGAGAACCTCAAAAAGGACTTTCCGGAATGGGCGGAAGCATTCGACGGTCGGTTTGACAACAAGCTGAGCATCAAGCTCGAAGCGCTCAAGAAGGAGATTGGCAGTGGAAAGACCACCGAAGAACTGGAGAAGCTGAAGACAACCCTTGCAGAAGGAACTCAGGCAGAGATCCAGAAAGGGATACTCACCTTCTTCAAACCGAAGTGGCGGGAAACCATCGCCACCGAGGATTGGAAGGCATGGCTTGCAGCACAACCGGCAGAGATCGTCGCTCTGAAAGATAGCGAGACTGCCTTAGATGCAGTGAGCATGATCGATCAGTTCGAGGAGGCCACCCAGAAGCAGAAGACAGCGACAGAAATCGCCGCCGACCGAAAGAGGCGCATGAAAGCATCAGTGCTTCCCGAGGGCGGGAAGGCTGTCCCGGTAAAATCAGAAGCGGATATGTCCGTTGCTGAGCTCCGGGCAACACTCGGCAAAGAGGTATATGCCGAAACATAACGAGAGGTAATGACAATGGCTATTCAACAATACGGGACTG